GCCATTTGCTCGTCTTTATCATCTATTGTCTCTTTAAGTTTACCTAGAGGACCTTTAGGTTTTACTTCTTCTTTCTTTGCTTCAGCCATGGGATCAATACGTCTATAGTATATATAGACGCTTAATCATTAGAAACTAGGTATACCGAACCCTTCTCCGACAGGAGGTGCCATAGGTGATTCTGCTTCTGGTGTTGGTAAGTCTATTGATCCACCAAGTGCACCACTAAGTCCACCAGGTAATACTGATTCCATTACTTTGCTTTTGACGTTCTCGATAATCGCATCCTTGCGTATGAATACGTAACCAGCAACACCAACAACGGTGAGAGATACAACACCACTTGCGATAGCGATTCCATTTACTATTTTCTGTAACATGATTCTATTTAATACAAATTATATATCATACTCGCTATCCTCTCCCATGTATTCTAGTGAGACAATATCATGATTAGCTTCTTTATTTTCTCTTAGCAACCATTCTGCAAATTCTTGACGGATGGATACAGCGTCTTTAAGTTGCTCTAATTCACCATCAGTGCATAGTTCATTCATTCGGTCTATTGACCAATCATAAGTAGTTCTAAGATTTTTCGTGAAACTGTCCATAATCCTTACGCATATAGCGTCCGAGTATGTTGCTATTATAGTACATTGGTGTTCCGTCGTCAAGTGCTTCCATCAGCACGTTATGTAAAAACAATTGTTTTGTCTCTTCGTAGTTTACTTTTCCAAGAGTTGTGTGGAGGGAGAGGATTTCTCTTCTGAAAGAGTCTTTTCCAATTTCTCTAATATCTCGTTTAAGATCGTCAGAGCTTCCATAATACTTTTTCCAGTCTGACTCTGAGGTAACTTTTCTTTTTCCTCCCTTGGGCTTTCGCTTCTGTACGAAGTACTTTCTTCCGATGTAGGACTTACCACTGTTGGTGTTGGTGATGCGATAGACGAACCCGTAGTAATCACCAATATCATCAGAGGTAAAAGGGCGACCTTCGTATATCCAAGGGTTTTCATAATCAACTTCCAAAGTAGTAATCATATATTAACACATTCATATCTATATATCCATAAATATCAATAAAAGATTATATAGATGACTGTTTATAGAAAGAACATAACTATTAATGTTGGTGAGACTTTCAGTGAAGACTTAACCTTATTGAGTGCTGATGGAACTGGTGTAGTTGATCTTTCAGGTTTTACTGGAGAATCAAAGTTAAGAAAGCATCCTCAAAATCCACAGTTCGCAGATATTCAAGTTGGTATATCAAGTACCATTGAAGGACAAATTAATATCTCAATCGCTAGTACAGTTACAAAATTTTTCCGTTCTGGTAGACATGTATATGATGTAGTTTTAACTCGTCCAAGTGGTTCAAAGTTTGTTGCAGTCGAAGGTAATGCTCTGATAAGAGCAGGTATTAACACCATCGTACATTATTATGGTTCACCATAAATAAAAATAAAAATATATGGCAGTCTTTAGCACCAATCTACTAATATACAAGTACACTGATTTTGAGCAGACCTTCATGCTTGAAGATAGTTCAACGAACAGTGCTAAAGATTTAACAGGATTTACTGGCACATGCAAAATGCAGAGAACATTAAATCTTGGTAATCTTACAGAATTTACTTTAGCATTTACAAATAGAACACAAGGTAAAATTAGAATTACTTTAACAGATGACCAAACATCCCAGATTGCAGACGGTAAATATTTTTATGAGTTAGTATTAACTGACCCAAGTGGTATTGTAGAAAGAGTAATAGAAGGAGTTGTAATAGTTAAACATCCTGTCACTTGGCCGTCACCACCACCTCTTAATCCGTTTGACCCTCAGATTCCTTAGATTTGAAATATTGACTTTCGCATTTAAAATAGATTCGTAGTTGTGCATATTTGGATTTGTTATATTTGAATTGAATTGGTTTGGAGTATTCTCTGAATGGATTTCGATGGATTGATAGTTTATCGTATTTTGATAGCATATAGTACCTAAAGGCACTTTATTTATACACTTTTAGTATCAATTATAACAGTTCGTCAGGAAAATCATACGGACCATTCATCTTTTTTTCTATATCTCTTTCGTCTAAAACTTCATTAATAAGTTGTTTAAGTTCTATCTTGAGTGCATCAGATAGAAGATTCATTTTATTCACCACCATTGGTGGTATAGCATCACGTTGTGCTTGTATATCAGAGGGAATACTTTTCCCTCCAAAGGTCATCGCTTGTGTATCCATAATAAAATTTATTATTTAAACTTTAGGTAATTGAAATCCAGGATCTAATTTGAAATCTTTTGTAACTCCTTTACCTGGTGTATATTTACCTTTTCCAGCAGCAGCATTTTTAGCAGCTAAAGTTCCACCAATGATGTCTGCTCTATTAATTTGACCTTGCATTTCTACAATACCTTGAATAGTTTCTGCATCCATCTCAGTCATTACATAATTTGCTTCTTCTATTGTAGCAGCTTGTTCTGTGGATAGCAAGTACTCAAGAACTAAATCATAGGCATCATATTCATAACTAGATTTAATATCTTTTTTGTCTTGTTTATTTGTATTTTTCTTTTTACCATCTTTAAAAGCATCATACATTAATTTACCACCCTTAACTGCAACACCTAATCCACCAGCTGCTACTGCTAGAGGTGCAAGAGGAAGTAATTCCTGTATATCTGAACTCTCTTCTGTCACTTCATTATTTTTATTCTTCTTCGCTTCTTTTGCTGCTAGGAAAGCCTTATGACGTTCCTTAGCTTTGTTTATCATAGACTGTTTATTATCAGCTTTTACATCTGCGATAGATTTACCATCAGCAATTCTCTTAGCAGCCATCATCTGAGCTTTATTTCTCTCCTTACCTTGCTTCGTAAACTTACTTATTTCTGGTTTCTTGTCAGGAAAATCTTTTTTGAAATCTCCCTCTGATGGTTTTCCACCACCCTGTGCACCAATCTCATTTACACGAGTACCAGGTACTACCTTTGGATTTTTTGCACGTATCTCTGCAGTAGTAGGCATTGGTTTCTTTACACCTTGAGAAATCATTCTTTTCTCATTTCTCTCTGCACCAAACTTTCTCTCAAATGGACTTGGTTTCTTTTTAGGTGGAAGACCTACTTCTTCTCTTGTCTTTGGTTTTTCTGCAAGTCTCTTTGCAGCAAGTTCTTGACCTCTTGTATTTCTATTTTCCTCAAGATCTTCAGGTTTAGAAACCTTGTCAGCATAAATCTTTGCAATTTCTTGATATTCTTTTAAGTCTCTAAACATTTTAATACTATATTCTACTCATCTATTTATTAGTTTTTATTTGTTGAACTCAAACTCAAACTAACAGATTTAAGTTTTTTCGGTGTATTATCACCACCACCAGGAATTAAACCTCTACGTAATGTTTCACCACCCGCTACAACTGCACCTGTCTTTGCTACATTCTTAGGTTTTAATAACCTCTGTACTAGAGGTATCGATGAAACAGCTGCTACAGTTCCCACCACTGCTTTAGTTCTTCCAGATGTTCCTCTCATCAATCCTCTCAACTTAGAAACATTTTTAACTGCTGGTCTAGCCAAAGGTTTAAATGTTTTTGGTATGCTCTTAATAGCTGGTTTATAGAAGGCTCTAGCACCAGTGGTTCTTACCTGTGCTAAAGGTTTTGTCAAATCAACAGCCGCTCTAGTTGATTTTGGAAGAGTCTTTTTAATACTTCTTATTTTATCTAATGCTTTTGATCTACTTGTAGCGAGATCACTATAACTAGTTGTCTTTGGTTTTATTTCTCCAAATTTCTTCTGTAAATCTTGCTTAACTGCAGATGTAGACATCTTTGAATAAGTATCAAGAGTTTTAAGTTTTGTTTTTTTAACAGGTAATTGTCCACCACTTTTTCCTGTGTAAGTAGGATTTTTTCTGTTTATATCTTGTGCAACTTGTTTATATGTTGGTTGCCCTCTTCTTCTTTTCTTTGCTCCATAACCATCAGTCTCAACTTTACGATTTTTTGTATTAATTTTTTTAGTAAAGTCTTTTGCCTTTTGCGAAACTTCACGTTGATCTACACCAGAGGTAAATCTTTTAACTATTTTTTTTGCTCCTGATAGTTCACCTACTCTTGGTTTTGTTAAATCTTTTTGAAGTTTTTTAATTCTTCTTGTTGTTTTAGCAGCATCACCCTTTCTTGGTTTTATAATAACATCATCCAATTCACCTATAGAGGTATCTCTAGCATCAAGTGCTCCTACGGTTATTTTTTTACTCTTACCTGGTATAGTCTTTTTAAGTTCTCTGTTAACTACACTCTTATTCGCATTTCTTCTAAACTTATTCTCATCTTCAGTTGATTTTGTGCTTAAAGTTTTACTATCAGGTTGATCAGTAAAAAATCTATTTTTTACAGTTTTTGCTGTTTTTTTCGCTTTGTCCTTTGTTCCAAACTGTTTAGTGAGGAACTTAGCCATATCAGCTTGCTGCTTATCTGAAAAAGATTGTTCAGAAAGAGTATATCTTTTATTTTTTACTTTATCAAACAGACTCATCTTCTGAAGACACTTTTTTAGTATTTATATCATAAGATTCGTATCCATCATAATCACCAAACATCCACGCATCTGCTTTTGCTGCTTCACGATATGCTTCAATACTCATATCTTTGAGTCCTTTTACTTCGGATTCAGTCTCAACAACTTTAACTCTAGGTTGAGTATATCCATCCCAACTCTTATGAATCTCTTTCACTTGCTCATCTACACTTGCCATTTCCATCTGTATCTTACCTTCTATCCAAATCTTTTTCAACCAAGCGACAAAACCTAATGCAAGATGTTGAATATATGGATTCTTAAATTTCTTTTTAACCCATCTCTCTGCCTTTGCATACCAAGGGTCTACACCCTTACCAAATTGTTTTTGAAATTCTATTTTCATTTGCTTAGTTGAATGTTAAATGAAACTGATATACGATCCTCGTTAGATTTATTTTCTAATACTTCATGAAGTAAGTGTGAAGGGAAGACTAACATTCTTCCCTCAGTAGGTGAAAAATAATAGGTGTGAGAATAATTATTAGAATTTTTAAATTCTTCAGTGTATGATTTAATCTCAGTATATGTTTGAAATTCAACAGGAGATTGAAATTGAAGTATACCACATTCTTCAGGTGCTTTTATCCATAAAACTCCAGATAGATGAGATTCAGGATGATTATGTTTTGTATTATAATCACCTGGTTTATTAATGTTAATCCATGCATCAACACTAAAATTGATAGATTTATGAATATTAGGAAAATTAAATAAACAATTTATTAAAAAAGAGTGTAACAAATCATTATTATTATTAATGATAAAATCATGTGATTGCCAACCACCATAATTTGAAAACTTTACACCCTCTGGATTTTTATTTTTAAATTCATAAACATAATCAATTAATTGATTTTGTATCTCATCAAAACCATTAACATCAAATTGGTGTATTATTGTTGGAAAAAGATTTATAGAATTATAATTTAAATCCACTAAAAGTATCCTTTTTCACATCCTGTTTAATACCACCAACAATGTAAGATTCTACCTCTGTCTCTTGTGGTGCTACTTGCAATCCCTTTGAAGATATCCAATGCTCTGTCCAAGGTAATGGATTATTTCTTGCTGGAATGTCGTAAACTGGTTTTAAACCAATTGCTCTCATTCTACGATTTGCTATCCATTCAACATATTGATGAAGTAGTTTGTCATTGAGACCAATCATACTTCCATTTGTAAATAGATACTCTGCCCAACGCTTCTCTTCATTTACACAACGGTCAAACATACTGTATGTCCATTGCTCTTCTTCTTTGATGATTTCCTTCATCTGTTTGTCGTCACCCTTTCTCCAATTGTTTATAATATTTTGAGTTATTGCCAAATGGAGGTTTTCATCTCTAGCAATAAGCGAAATGATTTTCGCAGATCCTTCCATGAGTTTAAGCTCACCAAAAGCAAAACTACAAGCGAAAGATACATAAAAGCGGATGCCTTCCAAAATGTTGACATTAGTAACTGCACGATAAAGTTTCCTCTTTAATTCTTTTGTTTCCCACTCTGCTGTAGGACTTCCTTTCCAACCTTCTTTCCAGAAATTACCTGTATCATACTG